CTTCAACACGTTTATCAATTCCACCTTGTAATCTCTCTGTAATAGTTGCTCGCTCCAATTCAGCAAACACGGCCAGTATTCCTATCATTGCCATACCAAATGGAGTTGTTGTATCTAAAGTTTCCGAAACGCTTACAAAATCTACATTACTTTTCAAGAAGTAATCTTGTATAAGCGTCATTGTGTCACGTTGGGATCTGGATAGGCGATCCAAACGATATACAACAACAACATCAAATTCATCCAAACGTGATAGCATTTCTTGTAATGCTGGCCGTTCCATATTTGAGCCTGAGTAAGCTGGATCTATAAATTCGTCTAATACTTTCCAACCTTTTGATGCACACAATAATTTAGTACGTTCTAATTGTATTGCAACACTATAATTGTCATCCTGATTGTGTGTACTGTATCTTACATACAGTGCTGCTCGTTTAACATCCTCCATTTTAGTTTATCTCCTCCTTATATTAAGAAAAGAGCTAGACAAATAAGTCAGCTCTTTTTCTTTTAAATGTCTAAGTATTAATCTAAGTTGACAATATAAGTAACGACTTTACCATGTATCCTTATTTCCTCATAATTATCTTCTACAATGTAATCAGTAAATCTAGAATCATAAGATTCAGGTCTAAATATTAATCGTTGGCCATCTTGATAAAATCTTTTTACTGAATAACTGTACCCATCACTGTAAACGATAATATCTCCATCTTGTATATCTTTAATCTCTAATGGCTTTATTGCTATAAGTGATTTGTGAGGTATTAACCTATTCATAGAATCCCCATTTACTCTCATGAAATACAAATCTTCGTCTTTAGCGTACTTTCCAAGCAATTCACTTGGTAAAGTTATTGTTTCTGTATCTAACATGCAATCGATATTAATGGGTATACCAGCTGAAACTGGAAAAGGGATATATGAACGAGTAACAACACTATCATTTGAAAAATTTAAGTAATGCATATTATCGGATTTAGTTGGTTCTTGACTTTGTAAAAATAGAGGTGCATTTTCATCAAATAAAAAATTAGGATTTATACCATATACATCTATGATTCTCTGAAGTAATTCACTTGGCACTTTCCGTTTACCAGTTGTATAATGACTCATTTGCGCTTTAGATAAATCTAAATCAAGCGCTACATCTTGATCATCCTTTCCTAGTAAATCAGCTAATACCTTTAGCCGTTCTCCGAATTGTGTCATTGTTATTACATCCTCCTTTATAAACCAATTATATCGTCAGTTTACGTTTTTGTAAACTGTTTTAGGTCTTTTGTACAAACATATTTAATTTTAGTTAAAATAGTTTACAAAATGTATACCTGATGATAAAGTAGTTTTCAGGAGGTGATGAATATAATGTCGAGTATAATGAAAAATCCTAAATTCCCAAAATTTATGAGTGTTCTGTATTCTAGAGGTCTCGATATAAAAGCGTTTGTGGATTTATTAAATGAAGCTGGTTATGAAGAATATAACTATAATAATGTTCGCAAAAAACTAAGAGGCGATTCTTCCTTAAATTATGATGACATCTTAATTTTTTCAAAAGTAATGGAAGTAGAGGAATCAATTTTTTTTAAACTTCGGTATACAAAATGTATACCAAAAGTTTATTCATCTTAATTAGAGTTTACAAATTAAAGTTTGAATATGCGCTGTGATACCTAGCCAATGAAGGTATAGTCGTAAATTATAGCTGATATGACGGTAGCAACGTTAATGATTGAAAGAAGTGAAAAAGTGTGGATTCTAAATAAACCTCACTGGTTGCTTCTAAAAAAAGAGGTGGGTTATGCAGAAAATCATTATTCCCCATTTAACTTTTAGTGGAGAAAAAATTACTGTTCCAGCTGGATTGTCAGAATTATTAGAGCCATATTGGTCATTGAACGTTGATAGAACAGCTGTAAATGAAATTGCTGACCAATATAACTGCCAAAAATATAAAAATGAAAATGGTAATTGGGTGTCAAAATTCACCATTAAGAATAAGAGTAAGGCAGGTGAAACCAATGAACATTAAATCTGTTCCAGTGGAGCTAGTAGGTGAAACATTGATGAATATTTCGCCACTGTATTTATTGAGTAAGGTTGCTAGCAAGTTACCTATAGCTGTCCTATTAGATGTTAAAGGTCGCATAGGTGACTGGCTTGCCAGCGGTGGCAAAGAAACAGATCCATACATTTGGCAGCAAGTAGCCTATGCTCAGAAAGTTTATGCGGCAATGGGAGGAGGTGAAAAGGGATGAAACTACAACCTGCAGCTGAGATGAAAAAAGTAAGTGCCAGCAACTTTGACAAATTAAAGTCTGACGCATTGCAAAGTGATGATTTTAAAAACCTAGTTAAAGGCATTGAAAATCAAGCTGAGAAAGGTCTTTGTGAGTACACGTATTACCACAAAACCAATAAGCAGATCGTTGCCATTTTCCAACAGACATTAAAAGAGAATGGCTATATAGCTAACAAGCATTTATCAGGTTTAGGTCTAACTATTAAATGGTAGGGGTGATTTAGTTGTTTGAGGACTTACTTAGAGCAGCCGCAGCTAAAGCTATTGAAATGGCTGTAAAAGAAGGGCAATTGATTAAGGAAGATAGCATTCTCTTAAAGCCAGCAACAATCAATCTTGTAAATGAAATCGAAGAAATGAACCGCAAACATTTGATCGATATAGCTTTAGCTAACAATGATCGTGAGCTGTTCATGCAATTAACTAACTAATTGAAAGGGTGGTGCCTTTAATGAAAACAGTTGAAGATTATCCAAGCGAAGATATGTATGGGACTGAGATTCAAAAAGGGGATATTTATTATATTTTCGGTGAATCAGTTGTCTTAGAAAGTAATTTAGATGATTACCTTACAGAGCATCTAAAGGGTGAAATGCTCCTTGCAAAATAAAATGAGCCTATACCGCTGGAACGGTTGTAGGCTCACATACAAGTCTTTTCAAAAGTCATTATATCAAATCGGGAGGTTGTTTCCTAGTATGACGAGAAAACCACTCGAAAAAACAATTGAAAATCAAATAAAGAAATGGCTCGAATCAAATGGCTATTGGTGGATGAAAGTACATGGTGACATGTTTCAGAAGTCGGGTGTACCTGACATTCTTGCTTGTATCAATGGAAAGTTTGTTGGCATTGAAGTGAAGCGACCAGGTGGCGTTGTGAGCGAGCTCCAAAAATACAATATCGAAAAAATTCAAGCTGCAGGGGGTGTAGCATTTGTCGCATACAGTGTCGAAGATGTCCGAGTTAATCTCGACCGATTCCATGTTATATGAATACCAAAAAGATGTATTAAAGGCAGCCCGCCCAAATTGGTTATATGCACTTGATACAGGTACTGGCAAAACAATTTTATCTATCCATCATTATCTACTTCATTACAATGGAGAACCACTATTGATTGTGGCTCCACCACAAAAAATTAAAGAAGGGGGATGGGATAGGGATATTCAAACGGTCGTTAATCATTACGGTATAGAGATTAATTATGATCTATTAAGCTACGGAAAGATTGCTAGTGACTGGAAGAAATACAAAGGTTGGTTTGTCATATTCGATGAATGCCATTACGTGAAAACATCTACTTCACAACGTGGTAAGGCAGCCAAAAATTTAGTTAAGGAAAGTACGTACTTTGTACTTTTATCTGCCACACCATCCAGCAATGGGTGGGGGGACACAATAAACTATTTCATCATGTTTAATTTGGCACAAAGTAAAACGCAGTTTGAGCGTGAATTTGGCATCTTTGACACGCTGTATCTAGGCCAACGCCGAGTAAATAGGGTAGTGGGTTGGACACGTGAAAATATACTCAAGCAAATGTATCAATCTTTTAGTGTAAAGCTATCGAAAGATGATTGTTTGGATTTGCCACCAATGTTAATTGAAGATGTATTTTTCAAACGATCCACTGAGTATTTGAAGCTAAAGAAAGATCGCATTTTAGAGGTTAATGGTGAAAAAGTTGTCTATGACACTTATCCAAAATTGGCACAGGGTTTACGATTCTATGCCAATCAAAAGAACAAACTTGAATATATTGAAATGCTTGCTGAAAGTACAAATGAAAACATCATTATTTTCTATAACTTTAAAGCTGAAAAAGAAGCATTGCTTTTATTGTTGGGCAAATTGAAGAAAAAAGTGTTTGAGGTAAGTGGCCAACGGTCTGAATTGCCAGCTCGTAATACATGGCCAAAGTTAAAAGGTAGTGTAACGCTTGTTCAATATCAGGCTGGTGCTGCAGGTATTGAATTACAATATGCCAATCTAGTTATCTTCTATACTCCTACGTATAGTTTACAGGATTATGATCAAGCACTTGGACGAGCTTATCGAAATGGCCAGGATAAAAAAGTAACAGTCTATCATTTTATCACCAAAGATACGATTGAGGAATTGATCTACGGTGCCTTGAAAACAAAGAAAGACTTCACAGACGAACTATTTGTGAAGTATATGGAGGGGCCAAAATGAGTGAAACAAAAGAAAAGGCAATCCTCATCGATCTGGGCATTGTCTGAATTAAAGAGTATGACAGTCTTAATGTCCAAATTGAACGGCTTGAAGAAGTTCTTAATCCAATATCAAAGGAATCATCAAATAAATGGCGATTTAAGGGTTATTCAGATACCATTTTGAACGCTTTAAAACTAATCGTAAACAATGAGTTGTTGATTGATAGAAATACCGCAAACGGCTTGGAAAATTACTTAAAACAAGTTCAGGAAATTCATAACAAAATAATGATTGCTTTGAAGGGGGAAAAATAGATGTTCCAAACAGATGATAAAAACGTCATCGAAAACCGTAGCGTATTTGTTGGTGGTTCGGATGTTCCAATTATTTTAGGTCTTAGCAAGTACAAGTCACAATTTGAACTTGCAAAAGAAAAAACGGGCTTAGTACCGACCGTATTTGAAGGAAATGAATACACAGTATATGGCCAAACAATGGAGCCACAAATTCGTGACTACATTAACGTAATAAACGAAACGAATTTTAAACCAGAAACAGTTATTAATAAAGAACGAAATATACGTGGTAACTGTGATGGCGCTGATTTCGATGAATCATTATTACTTGAAATTAAATCACATGGTAAAAATCCAACAATGGATGTATACAAAGTTCAAATGCAACTGTATATGAATGAATTTAACCTTGCTGCAGGATGGTTAGCTTTGTATGAACGTCCTGATAATTTCGATGCTGAGTTTGATCCTGAACGATTGAAAATTGAAGTGGTCCATCGAGACGATGTACAAATCAATGAAATCTTACAAGCTATTGAATTGTTCTGGAAGCGTTGTGAAGCTTTAAAACGACAACCTGATATGTCTGAGGCTGAATATTATTCTATTACTTTAGAAGAAAAAAATGAGATTGCTATTGTAGCCAGTGAAGTTGAAAAATTTGAATTACAAATACAGTCTTTTAAAGAAACTGAATCACAATATAAAGCCATGAAGGACAAGTTGTATCAATTAATGATGGACCATAAAGTGAAATCTTTTGAAACGGATCGCTGCATTATCACTTTAGTGTTACCGACCGAAGCCACTTCAATAGATACCAAAGCTCTACGTGAATCACACCCACGTATTGCCAAGAAGTTTGAAAAGACTTCTCCTAAAAAGGGTTATACAAAAGTTTCTGTGAAAAAAACGAAGGAGGTTCAATAATATGGCACTACCACCAAACAGACCAAAGAAAACAATTGAAACACCACGTAATTATTTCATCTGGGGACCAACTATGAATGGTAAATCTTTTCTAGCAAGTGAGTTTCCTAATCCAGTCATTTTCAATACAGATGGGAACGCTGCACAAATTGAAACACCATCGGTTGATTTAAAAAATGAGCGTGATCCAAAGACAGGTGCAATAAAAACCACTGTTGTTGAGCAGATGTTAGAGCTTATTAAAGACCTGGAGAAAGGTGGACACGGCTTTGAAACGGTCGTTATCGATGTAATAGATGATTTAGTCACACTTATTGAGCAAGCAATTTGTGAGGAAAATGGTGTTGACTATGTAGGGGATGTACCATACGGCAAAGGTTGGGGTCTACGCAAAACATTCATTACCTCAATTGTGGTCCGTCTTAAAGCCCTGCCGATGAATGTTATTTACATTAGTCGTTATGCCACAAAATTAGAGGGTACTTTAGAAAAGCCAATTCCCTCATTAGGAGATAAAGATCTAAACGTTGTAAATGGTAACTGTGATCTGAACATCATGTGTCAAAAAATCGGTAAAAAGTATCTTCGCCGTGTTGTGGACCGCCGTAAAAATTATCAACGTAATTGGATCGAGGATGAGCGTATTTTAAAAATATTAGATTCTGTAATCGGTGCATTTGATAAAGGTTCAGCTAGTGAACCTCCACAACCATCAAAGCCAGTTGAAGAAAAGAAAACACTAACTCAAATCGCTGAGGAAGTATCGGTTGAGCTAGAAGATGGTTCAAGTGTATCAGTTGAAGTAAAGCCAAACGATAATTTAGCAACTGAGACATTGTATTTTCAACATGAAGGCTCAGGGGAATTTATTAAAGTTGAAAAAGGAGAGTCATTAGATTTTTTGGACAAAGACATCTATGATCCGCGTACTAAAGAAGATTATGAAAAACAAAACATCGAACAATATGTTAATGACAACCCACCGCCAGCCAATGCACCAAACACAACCATAAAAGCACCACGTACAGCTAAACCAGGTGCGCCACGAGCACCGAGAGCTCCACGTACAAAATGATTTGTCCATACTGCCAAGAACCAGCTGAATTTATCAGTTCGAAAGATTTTTATGGCACAGATTATCGCACCAACTTATATGTATGTAGGCCATGTGATGCCAGGGTAGGTACACATGGTCGAGGTAGAACACCTCTTGGCACAATGGCAAATGCTGAATTGAGAGAGCTTCGTAAATTGTGCCATGCACGATTTGATGTGCGTTGGAAATATGGAAAAGTTAGTCGTTCAAAAGCTTATCAACAATTAGCCGATATGATGGGATTAACAAGAGAAACTGCACATATCGGTATGTTTGATAAAGAACAATGTAAAAAATTATTATCACTATTACCAAAGGAGACGAAGAATATGAGTAACTTAGCAGCTATGGCTCAAAAATTATTAGCAGAGGGATTTGATCCTAAAACATCACCAGTAGATGATTATGAGGCACTACCAGAAGGTGGCTACGATGTTGTACTTTCAGAGGTACAATGGCGTGTAAATGATAAAGGTACAGAATGGTTACAACTAGACCTTGAAATTTTAAATGAAGGTTATGAAAATCGTAAACATTTTGGAATGATCTTCTTCACCGAAAAAATGATGGAACGTGCATTAAAGCAAACGATGAAATGTGCATCAGCTCTTGATATTGAATTAGATCCATCTGTATTCGGTTCACCTGAAACAGACCTAGTAAACGCATTTAAAGAAGCACTGGGTACTCAATGTGAGATGGACATTAAACATTCTAAATCTAAAAACGGCATATTCGTCAACTTCTCACTGTCACAGCCAGAACCGTTTTAAGGAGCTGACACAGCATGTTTAAAGTGTATGATTTCGAGATTTTCCCTAACGATTGGATGTGTGTCATCCTAAATCTGGCTAACAATAAAATCATACGCATACACAATGATAAAGAGCGCCTACAAAGCGCTCTTTCTTCAAAAGATATTCTTGTGGGCTTCAATAATTATCATTATGATGACATCATTTTATGGGCTATTTTAACCGATCAGGATCCGTATGAAATTAGCAAACAAATTATAGGTGGCACATTTAAACGAAAAGTAAATTGCGGCTTTCTTACATTAGACGTAAAGCAAGAATTAATAAACAAATCACTTTCTTTAAAAGAGGCCATGGCCAATTTAGGCATGAATATCATTGAAACACCAGTGGATTTTGATCAAGAAAAATTAACACCTGATGAAATAAAAACGATTCTTGATTACTGTGAAAACGATGTAAAAGCAACTGGTGCGGCCTTTCAAAAACGTGAAGATTATTTTGCTTCAAAGTTTGAAATTATTGAGACGTTCAAATTACATCCAAGTGATGTAAAAAAGACACGTGCAAATCTAGCTTCTACAGTATTAAAGGCTTTTAAAATGAAGGACCACAAACGTGATCGATTGAAACTTAGCTATGACAAGCGACTCAAAATTAATGAATTGCCAAAATCAGTTGTCGATTTTTATAACAATATCCACGTTTCTTATTTAGAAGGGGGATCCGTTACTGATTTAGAAAAACGACAATTTGAATATAAGCTTGCTGGATTAATACACACGTATGGTTTTGGTGGATTGCATGCAGCTAAAGAAAATTATTTAGGCGAAGGGTATTTTCTTCACATCGATGCAAAATCTTATTTTCCAACATTAAAGATTAACAATGGATTTATTAGTAGAGCAGCTAAGATGCCTGAACGATACGAAAAAATATACCAGGATCGATTAAAGTATCAAGCAGCAGGTGAATCAAAAGAGGAGATTTATAAAATTTTGCTCAATGCTGCAGTAGGTGCTTGTAAGTCAGAATTTAATGCACTGTTTGATCCTCAACAATTTAACAACATCGTAGTAAATGGCCAACTTATTCTTACACATCTAATTGTGTTATTGGAGCCATTTATAGAGCTTATACAATCAAATACAGATGGCTTAATTGTTAAGTATGAGGACAAATCATTCCGTCCTTTTATCGATGAAGTCATTGAGCGATTCAGTAAACATTATGAAATACATTTTAAAATAAATGAAATTAATAAAATTGCTCAGCGTGATGCCAATAATTATTGTGTCCGATATTCTGATGGGAAAATCGTGGCAAAAGGAATTATGAAAAACTTCGAAGGTGGTACCTGGGAACGTAATAGTTTATCCATTATCGATACAGCCCTAGTCAATTATTACATGCATGATATACCCATTCAAAAAACAGTCATTAATATGTTCAAAAAGGATTTAACAGCATTTCAGTTAGTGGCCAAGCAAGGGAAGTTTGAGGGTATGGCATGTGAAGCGTTTGAGGATGGCAAAATGCAAATGATAGAGCTACAAAAGGTAAATCGCATTTTTGCAACTACAGATCCAAAGCGTGGCGGTGTTTATAAAGTACGTGATGAAAAATATCAAAAAGTTTCTAATAGTCCAGAGCAAGCTATTGTGTGGAATGGTCCACTTGATCAATTTGAGAAACGAAAAATCGATTTGAATTGGTACGTGAAAATGATTCAAAAACAATTATTTGGGTGAATTGTGAGGTGATTGATCTTGAGGTTCAGAAAACCAAACTACCATGAAGTATATTTGGCCAATTTTAAAAATGATAATTGGTGTCATGAAGTTCATATTGCTACTATTACACCGAATTTAGAAATTATTATTCATGTTCCTATTGAATTGTTTTTCCACAATAGAAGGTATGGAATGATTATTGGATATGTTTCTGAGGGACATTGGGTAAGCAAAAATTTCATGTCGATTAGAACAAAAAAACAAGAGTATGCTGGGTGGCCGCCAATATTAACACCAGAAGATTTTGAAAGAGCTATTAAATTAATGGTTGAAAAGGAGAAATTTAAAGGTGAGAAATATCGCGAAGATCCACAAAAATATCCATTTTGGAAAGAATACATTTAATACAATAAGGGAGCGAACAATTTATGAAAACAGCTACACCAAATAATGAAACAAATACAGACATTCAAATTAATGTGCTCTTTAAAAAAATGCAAAAAGATGATAAGAAAGAAGTTTTAATGTTTCATATTTTATCAGATGAAACGAAGCACGCTGCTGATTTATTAAGGTTAACAGGTAAAATGACCATTTTAACAATTTCAGATGATGAGGGACCATATGAGCCAATTCAAGCTGAATTTGTGAACTTGCAGCGTGACAATAAAAAGACTGTGCTCAAATTTAATGTAGCAACTGAAGATGTAGACCGAGTAAACGCCATTTATCCAGCTGCAGGTACAAATATTTCTTTATTAATTCAGCCACAGCAAATGAGTATTGATGATTTAGAGGATGAACATGAAGGTATTGAATATGAGGTTGGTTCAGATGGGACAGTGGAGACTAAATAAAAACAAGGGAATTTATCCCTTGTCAATCTGCATCATATCCACAACTTGTACAATAAATTTCTAAACTATCTCCATCGTTTTCAATAACTAAAGTATCACGACCGCAAGCTGGACATTCATCCATATAGCATACCACCTTTCCTAATATTTCATATTATATCGGTGAAAGGTTTTGGTTTTTAATTGTTTAAAAAAAGAAAGTTTTAATGAAAGGAGGTGTTACGGTTTGAAGTCTACTATAAAACCATTGCGCTATATCGAGCTAGAAGAAAAGAATCCTAAACACTCATTCGACATATTTTCTACGGATCACAAAAATTATAAGGATGCTGGTGTCATATTAACAAAAGATATAGTGGTGGTGGACTTTGATACTCGATCAGATGCTGCCGAATACATTTATTCTGTTTATCCATCCTTGCGTGTAGAGACGAGTCGAGGCTTTCACCTTTGGTATAAGCGTCCAAAAGCAGAGGGAATGACCACACCTATTAAAAACTACACAGATAAAACAACAGTAGCTGGATTAAAGGTCGATTATAAAACAGGTACTCGCTCACAGGCTACGATTAAGCAAAATGGCAAACTTCGGCCGATGGAAAATGCTCATTATCTTGAAGATGTGAGTACGTTACCAGAGCTTCCTTTGCTCTTGTATCCTTCTAAATTAAAACATAATTTACTAGGCATTAAAGAAGGGCAAGGGCGCAACAGTGCAATATACAGTCATCTGCTTACAACGTTAGAGCAATATGGCACCGATATGATCGATAATGAAACACTGCAGATCCTAGCAACCTTTATCAATACAAAAGTATTTGCCGAGCCAATGGATGATGACGAGCTTAATAACACAATAAAATCCGTGTTAGATAAAAAGCCAGCACCTAGTTCACAGCAATGGCTTAATCCAAAAGATATGGTTATGACCAGCGAAGTATTGGCCAAACGCCTGGATCTCCATTATTACAACAATCAAATTTATTTTAAGCAGCTGGACCGTTACATTACCGATTCTAATAAGCTACTAAGAGAAATAGACAAGCATATAAAATTGAAGCCAGCCCAACATAAGCAGTTAATGGAACTATTTAAAATCAAATCGAATGTGGTAGAGGACAATGATTTTGTTATCCAGCTGCCTAATGGTGTGATTATCGATGATGGTGAGCCCATAATAATCGATGCTGGCTTCACACCGTATTTTTTAGATGTTCAATACGATGAAGATGCCTATGATGAGCATGTGGATCAATTCTTAGATTTCTTTACATGTAATCGAAAAGATTTAAGGACTGTGATTGAAGAAATGTTTGGCCATATTTTAATGACGAAAGGCTTTCCGCATAAAGTTTTCTTTTATAAGTCTGAGAAAGGGAACAACGGTAAATCCACACTATTAAAAATGCTGACCGCATTCACAAATGGCCTTGAAACGAAGGTGCCATTAGATAAATTCGATGACGACACAGCCGTATATGGAATGTCAGGTAAATTAATGAACATTGCTGATGATATTGACGCGTCATACCTGGACAAGTCAGCCAACTTTAAAACGCTAGCTTCTGGGGATCCTGTTATGTTACGTCCAATCTATTCAATCCCTATTACCATACGTTCAAAGGCGACACTCATTTTTACTTGTAACAAGATGCCACAATTTAAGGATAAATCAGGTGGTATTGGTCGGCGCTTAGTTGTCATCCCTTGTGATGCAGAGGTTAAAGTGATCGATGAAAATTTAGACGAAAAGCTTTCGAGTGATACAGCTAAGTCTTACATACTAAAATTAGCACTCGAAGGTATTAAGAGAATACGTAAAAACGGTAATAAGCTTTCTGAATCAGCCACGATTGAACAACAAACAATTGAATATTTCATTCAATCTGATAGTGCTCTTTCATTTTTACATTATTATAGAGATGAAATCGATGGAAAGAGAACCAGGGATGTTTATGCAATGTATGTAGCTTACTGTGAAGATGAAGGGCACAAACCTGCTGGAAGTACCGAATTCGGTCGTAGGATGAAGAAAGAAGGCTGGGAATCAAGGGTTATAAAAGTAATGGGAAATTCCGTTAGAGTTTATAAAAAGGTTACGGATGAGGTAACAGATGAAGGGATATAACTGTAACCCTATTAAATGCCTATTTATCAAGGGTTTAAGAATGCTTTTATGTGAATGAGGGTTAC